TGGTTGGGATGTTGTTGTCGACGATGACCCGCATCCCGGACGGCAGCACCCCGCGGAACCCGGATCCGTACGTCTCGGCCAGGTTCTCGCCGCCATGGCGAGGGTCGATGCCCGGCTGGCCGATCAGCGGCCAGGTCGACACCATCTGGCTCTGCATCCAGTACCAGCGCCGCGAGTGCATCACGGCCACGTCCGGGTCCGCCTGACCCAGCAACGCCGCCTCAGATGCCGCCGCACCCTGCAAGATGCGCGGATACAGGTCGGCGCCGGTCGGTGCCGCGTCGTCGTACGTGATGTCAGTCGCCACAGCCAGGAGCCCGGTGGTCGCCTGGTTGATGATCGTCGAGTCGAGCGTGGTGGCGAACCTGCGCTGAAGGTCCCGCATCGTGACCTCTTCGATGCCGGTTCCCCGGTCGATCGCCTGCCGGCTGACCGTCTGCTGACCGGATGCGGTCTGCACGTTCTCGGTCAGCAGCGTGTCGTCCATGTCGGTCTCGCTGACCGCATCGTTCTCGTTGGCCTGCAGCGCCACCGAGGCGGGCGTGGTGATCCGGCTGATGTTGACCGTCATGCCTGAGGATGGCAGCGGAAGCGAGGTCATCGCGTCGGCGAACGGGCGCCGAGCCGCCACCGCGGGCGCGAACATCTCGGTCAGGTACTGGGGCACGGTCAGTCCGGCGAATGCACCGGTGCCGGTCGCACGTTCCAGGTACTGGCCGCGCTCGACCCGCTCCTCTGACATGTGCCGAGCCAGCCGCATCTGCGCGCTCGGGTCCTGGTACAGGAAGTTGCGGGTCACGTCCATCAGGAACTCCCGGCCACCCCGGCAGTTGCCCTTGTGGTAGGTCCGCTCCTCGCTGCCCACCCGGGCCACCCGGTCGTAGGCCGGCTTGGCACCCGCGGTGGTCTTCGGGTCCGCGATCCGCTCCTGCAGGCCGGCCTCGATCTGCCGCTCGGCCTCCTGCGCCTCCCGGGCCCGCCGCATCTTCTCGCCGATGCCGCGCAGGTCCGACTCCGACTGCTTGTGCCGCTTCATCGCCGCGTCGCAGTCGGTGTCCTCCTCGCCGGTCAGATTCGCGCGGCCGTCTGCCTTCGCCCGGGCCAGAATGCTCTTGACCTCGGCGAGCGAGCGGTCGCGCCGCTTGGTTGCCTGTTCCTGTTCCACCTCGATGGACAGGATCAGATCCTCGATTGTTGCCATGATCGGTTTGCTCCTCACAGAGTCAGCTGTTGGGCTGCTCCGCGTGCCACCGATCTGAGGGTCGGCTCGCTGTCCGCGGTGCTGGTTGACGGTTTCCGGTCTGAGTGCCGGTACTACCGGGCCGGTGTGATCGCCGGTCCTACGCTTCGAGCAACGCCTCCATGTGGGCGATGCTGCGGCCGTGCTGCGGCTCGACCGGGGTGGTCGGCGCTTCCAGCTCGGCCATCCGGTCGGCCACGTTCGTTCCGGCCACGTCCGCGCGGGCCTGCAGCCGGGCCACCGCCGCGCGGGCCGCGCCAGCCGGAAGGTGATCCAGGTCGGCCAGCACCTCACGGGAGCGGGCCGACACGTCGGTGTACGGGTTCGCGCCGTAGTTCACCGCGCTCACGTCGCCACGGTCTATATCGGCCTCGCCGATCCGGAACTCGGTGAAGTCCTCGTTCCACCGGCCGGCGCCGTCGTCCAGCATGAACGCGAAGGACATCTCGGTGACGTCCTTGTCCTCGATGGCGGTGACCAGGTCGGTCACGTCCTGCCGCTTCGGGTTCAGCCAGGCGTCGGTCTTCAACCCGGTCTCGTCCATCTCCAGCCGCAGCGAGTCGTTCGTGGTCCTCGCCATCGTCACGCCACGGTGGTTGACGAGGAACGCCACGTCCGGGCCGGCCGCGAGCGTCCGGTCGAACGCGCCCCGCTCGATGACCTCCATGTACGGGCCGAACGAGTCCCACATCTCGTAGGGCTGCTCCACCACGGACGCGTGGCCCTGCAGGTGATAGCGCCGCTGGCCGTTGTACTCCACCAGCTCGGCACGCATCTGAGCCGGGAACCCGGCCATCCGCGCCGCGCCCACCCCCACCGGCGCCACCCGGCGGGCCACCCGGCCTGTCCGGTCACCGGCTGCGGCGGTCCGCGCGGTCGCCGCCTGCCGGCGCTCCGCGTCGCTGCTAGATCGCGCCATCGTCACCGGCATGACGCCCTCCGTCCGCTTCTCGGGCTTGACCGCGGTCCGCCGCCGGGGTGGCGGGGCGGCCCGGCGACCGGCATGACGGAAGTCGCGCAGGTCGTGCCGGTGCGCCATCCGCTCCTGCACCTCAGCGTCCGGCGGCGCCGGCGGGTCGTCGTCGACCACCACGTCGGCCAATCCGAACTCCACCGTTTCGTCGGCGAACATCCACGTCTCGGCGAGCATCAGATCCCGCCAGTCCGCGTTCATCCCGCCGGCCTTACGCCGGTAGATCCCGGCGATGTTGTCGCTCTGCCGGTCCAGGAATGTGGACATCTTGGCCATGTCCGCGGCCTGGCCGCGTTCGATCCCGAGCGCGTCGTGGATCATCATCTGGCTGCCGGGGTGCATCCGCACCTCATCGCCGGCCATGGCGATGACGCTGGCGATGCTCGCGGCCAGCGAGTCCACCGAGACGACGATCCGCGCCGGGTGCTGCCGCAGGCTGTTGTAGATCGCGATCCCGTCGAACACGCTGCCGCCGGGACTGTTGACCCGGACCAGGATCTCCTTAGCCTGGATCTCGTCGAGATCCCGCGCGAACTGCTCTGCCTCGACACCGAAGCTGCCGCCAACCTCGTCGTAGATCCACACCGTGGCCGGCTCGTCCAGGTCCTCGGCCTGGTTGCTGATCGCATACCAGGGCAGTCGCACCGTGGCCAGGTCGGCAACGCCCAACCCTTCCCGCTGCGCCCGGGTGATGATCCGCGCCGCGGTCCGATCCTTCAGGCCCTGCAACCGGCGCACGTGGATGCTCTCGGTCACCGCCGCCTCCTCGCTCTGGCCGGCCATCAGCCGACGTCCTCGAATGTCGGCGGCCGCGGTGCCGGCACCGACGACCACGGGGACACCTGCTGCCACGGCGGCTCCGGATCCGCCCGGTCGTCGCGGGCCGTTGTCTCAACGTTGGTCCGTGGCACGCCGAACAGCCGCACGAACTCGGCTTCCTGCTCGCTGGTCAGCGGAGCCCGGTCGTCCAGCTCACGCGCCTCGGTGACGGTCATCCGGCGATGCTCGATCGCCAAGTCCATCATCTTGGCCCGCTTCTCCGGGTCCATCCGCAGCAGCGCATCGGTGGTCAGCTTGACGAACCGGGGTGCGCTCAACAGCTTTGTGAGGTTCTTCTCCCGCCGGGTCACCGCCGGACCCAGATGGATGATCAGGAAGTCGAGGTGCCGGCTGGTGATGTTCTCGTACTTGACCGACCCGCCGGCGCTGACCGCCGCCTCGATCATGTCCGCTGGTACGCCCAGGAACCGGGAGATGTCGGCCAGGCCGTACTTTCGGCCCTCGAGCCACTCCATGCCCATCTGCTGGCTTTGCAGCGGGTCATACTCCCAGTCCCGGCCGGTGACCAGCACGTCGCCGTTGGCGATGTCCGCCTGGTAGCGCGCCTTGATAGCCGCCGACTCGCCCGGCGCCAGCGTCTTCGCCTTGTTGCGGAACCACGACTTGGGCACACCGCCGCCGCCGAACCAGTCGAGGGCGAACTGCTGCGCGCTGAGGTACTCGCTCACCGACCAAGCGGCGTAGGCGATCGGCGACAGCCCCACCGGAAGCCCGGACACGACGTACTGCCGCTCATGCCACACCTGCTCCGCGGTGTACTTCTTGCCCTTCACCCGGTATTCGAGCTCGCCCGAGTCGCGCAGCTCCTTGACCGTCCAGTCGCCGAGGCCTTGCAGGTCGATCTGCGCAGGCTTCCCGTTGCCGTCTTTCTCGGTGATCAGGCCGAGCACGTTGCCGGCCCGGTCAAGGTCCACTTGGCTGGCGTACATCCAGTCCTGGTAGTCCCACCGCTCCCCACCGGGGGTGACCAGCACCGCCGGCTTTGGCACCTCCACCGGCCGCGCCCCCTTCATCCGGCGGAAGGTGTCGCAGGGGAACGTGGAGATCAGGTCGGCGCGAATACGTAAGCAGGCCCACACCGCCGAGTGCCGCATCGCCGAGTCGGAGGTCACCGCCACCACACCCCGACGCCCCGAGCTGCCCGGGCGCGGCGGAATGTCCCCGTCGAACAGCGGTGGGCCGGTGATGGTCGAGGTGCGCCGGTGGCGGGTGAACAGGCTCACCGCCGGCCACCCGTCCACACCATCAGCACCGAGCCGCCCACGACCAGCAGCCCGGCCGCCGCCGCCCCGACGCCGGTGGCGACCATCTCGGCGCCCAGACCGGCCCAGCCGGCCACGGCCATCCCGCCGCCGGTGGCCAGGACAAGCAGGCCCAGCGTGTCAAGCGACGTGGTGATCTTGTCCCGCACCGGGCCTCCCCCCTGGAAGATCAATAGAAACTTGCCATAATGTCATAATTTGCGTCGGCCACCAGATGCGCCCGGGTCTCGTACGCCCAGCGGGCCACCGTCAGCGACACAATCGGCGCGATCACCGCGCGGGAGTCCTTCGGCGCCCACGCGATCGTGTCCCCCGACATCCGGGTACGCGCACCGACCGCCGAATCGTCCAGATCATCCGAAGGCACCACCCGCAGCGTCTCCTGACGCACCGCGTCAATCAGCTGCCCACA